ACTTTGGGCATGGTTGAATGTTCTAAATACCGCTAATGGCAGTATTTATGGAGGAAATCTAGCAACTCTTCCAAATAGCACTATCCCTGAATATGCTAGTAGTTTTTCAGTTTATGCACTTAACGAATATGATCAACAGGTAGCACAATGGACGTATTCAAATGCTATAATAACAGGTTTGGGACGCATTGATTATAACTATCGTGACATTGCTTGGGTAGAATCAACAGCCACATTTCAGTTTAGTAAGGTGGATTTTAACCTAATTGATCCACCCTTAACATAAAATTAGTCAAAGTTGAATAAATAATGTATATAATATGAGGACAATTAATTCGCCTGGAATACAGATCACAGAAATAGATGATTCAGCAATTACACAAACAGTTGTAGGAACCAACATCTATTTGATGGGATATGCGTCCCAAGGCCCAACGGACGAAGTTTTGAGTATTTCATCTATATCAGAGCTTCAAGACACTTATGGAACCCCACAAACTGCTGCCGAAAGATATTTCTACTATGCAGCAAATCGTGTTTTAAATTCTGCTGGTAACTTATACACTTCCCGCATGCCTTATGGTTCGGGGTCTGGTAGTGCATTTTCAGACAAATATAGTGCATTATTCTATCCAGTAGTTTCTTCTGGTGGTGGATTTGTCATCGGAACACCTAGCCAATATACTTTGGATGATGCTGACTATCAAGCAATTATTCAGAACAATTTTAATTGGGTTTCTACGGCAATACAAGCTTCACAGCGGTTACAGCAGTTTATAGTTTAACAGCAGTGGGTGATAACACCAATAACTGGTATCAAATACCAAACTCCTTCTTGGCTTTCAACCTTTCTGGTTCAAATTTAGGAGGAAGTTCAAACAGCATTTCGGAATTGATTGAATCAACTCCACTATTTAACTTTGCTGATCCATATTTCAGCGATAGCTTGATTTTAAACTTGTTCAAAGTAAGGTCTTCGATCTATACTCCTGAATTATTATCAATATCTTTGGTTGAAACATATATCGGGTCTTTGGATGCCACTAAAGTAACTGCATCTTCCCAAGGTGGAACACAACGCTCATTCTATCTTGAAAATGCGGTTAATCAACAATCTTCAAACGTTCAGTTGTTCGTAAACCCTGCAATTTCAACTCAAACACAGTGGACTAATTTAAGCTCAATAAATCCAAATTATACTGTTACAGTTGATGGAAACACTAACGCACTATTTGCAGAAGGTGTTTATACTCCAGCTAACGTAGGATCAGACTCGAAGAACGTTGGTAATATTGTAACCAAATTGGAGAGAGGATTATCCTTAGTTGAAAATCCTGACATCATCAACTTAGATGTTATTATCGATGCAGGGTTAACTACTATGTTTGCTAATACTTCTGGTGGTGGAGTATATGATGATAGCTTATATTATGATATTACTCAATTACAAGACCCAAGTTCAAGCTACATACAGAATTGGAGTGCAGTATATAACATGTTTGCAGATTTCGTAAGTGAAACAAGAAAAGATTGTATGGCAATTGTCGATCCTTTGAGACAGACATTCATTAATGGTAAGAACTCTAAGGTTCTGTCTGTTGCAGGAAACACCTTTTCACAGAATATTTACACTCCATTGAATAATACTTTTGCAGGTGCTGACTGTAACTACATGGCAACATACGGAAATTGGGTGCAAGTATACGATCAGTTCAGCGATTCTCAAGTTTGGCTTCCATTCTCTGGATTTGCTGCTGAAATTTACGGCAATAATGACAGCGTAGCATATCCTTGGTTTGCACCTGCTGGTCTTAACAGAGGAATTGTTACTGGAATTACTGATATTGCATTCAACCCAAATCAGAAGCAGAGAGATTTCTTGTATACGATTTCAGTTAATCCAGTTGTATTCTTCCCATCTGATGGATACGTCGTGTATGGTCAGAAAACCTTGCAGAAGAAACCTTCGGCATTTGATCGTGTTAACGTTAGAAGATTGTTCTTAGCATTAGAGAAGGCAACAATGCAAACACTGAAGTATTTTGTATTTGAACCAAATACACTATTCACCAGAACACAGGTTGTTAATGACCTTACACCAATCTTTGAAAGTGCTAAAAATACTGAAGGGGTTTATGACTACTTAATAGTATGTGACGAAAGGAATAATACACCAGACACAATTGATTTAAATGAGTTACATGTTGACATTTATATTAAACCAGTTAGGGCTGCGGAATTTATCCTAGTGAATTTCATAGCCACTAGAACATCTGCAAACTTCCAAGAGTTGATTGGATAAGTTAAACTATAACTAAAATATAAAAAGGGTTTAGATAATAATCTAAACCCTTTTTGTTGTAGATTTTTAATTGAAGGGTGATAATTATAGTAAATGACATCTACTTTATCAAAGCCTTTACATATAGAACTGGTAAACGAATATCGTAATAAATATAAACAATTTTTTATGAGGGAACTGTTTAAAGATTTTACTTTTTTACGAAATGATTTACTTGAATTTAAAGAGAAAAATAAATTAAATATTAAAAATGCCTCGCAATTATTATATCATTATGTGAGTGATTTGAAGTCTTATCCAAAATGTAAATCGTGTAATACCGAGATTTTTACGTTTGGAATTAATAGAAAATGGAGCTACAATACATATTGTTGTAAACGATGCACATGTAAAGATAAAGAACTTTTAAGAAAGAGAGGAGTCACTAAAAGACTTTTAAATTATAGTGCAAGAGATCACCAAAATATCTTGATAAAAGATGCGTTAAATTCCAGTATAGATAACATAGAGGAAGAAGATATAAAAAAATATATAGAACATCGATCACTTAACGATTTAAAAGTTCATTTTTTATATAAAAAACCTGTATGGTATAATTATATAATAAAAAAATACGCGGAAAATTTCAATGAGGGAATATTTCTAATGTTGAATAAAGATACAACATTAACGTGTAAACATTGCAATTGTAAGTTACATTTTATATCTCACAATAAAGGGTATGGGTCGTGTAAAAACGTGGAATGTGTTAAACTATCTAATAAAATAAATAAACAGATTAGAAATAATATGAATGTAAATATACTATCTCATGAAGATACGTTAAAAGGTGTGGATGCCTGTATTAAAACAACTAGTTCTAAATCTTTTTATAATACAATTTTCAATACAAATATACAACTATTTAAAAGTATAGAGCACTATACTAATTTTATATACAGAGATATAATAAAATTTAATGAAAGGATTTATTTATTGCATAATAGATTAACCAAAGTTCCTATTTGTGAAGAATGTAATACTAAAAATGCAAGGTTCAATACTTTTGAGATAGGATATTCAAAATGTTGTGGTATACGGTGTTCTGCAAAAAATAACGTTAAGAGGAATAGAAGTAATATACTAATATCTTTACGAAGTAAAAATTATGATTTGTGGGTAGAAAAAATGAATGGCCGACAAGAAAAGATAATATCAAATAAAGAATATTTTTTAGATACAGGAGTAATAAATTTTGAATGTTCTCGTTGTGAATATAAATATTGTAGAGATATTGCATTTGATGTTAGATGCCCTAAGTGTAGTAAAAGAGATATATCCAAACCTGAATTCGATATGCTAGAATATGTTCGAGAAAACATAGACTGCGAAGTAGTATCGAATAGTAAAAAGGTTATTCCCCCTTTAGAATTAGATATATACATCCCCAATAAACAGGTAGCTATAGAATTTAATGGATTATATTGGCATAGTAATGATAGATTAGATAAAAATTATCACATTAATAAATCTACCATGTGTGATCTTTCAGGTATTCAATTAATTCATGTTTTTGAGAACGAATGGATAACTTCTAAGGATATAGTTAAATCTATTATTCTTAGTAAATTAGGAGTTTATAAATATAGGATGTATGCCAGAGACTGTATAGTTAAAGAAATTTCTACTAAAGAAAAGGAGAAATTCTTAGAATGTAATCATATACAAGGAAACGATAAATCTACATATAAGATAGGACTTTTTAATAAGAATGGAGAGTTATTATCCGTGATGACGTTTGGTAAAAGGAAAATAACCGGAGCTAAACCTTCATTAGAATTGATAAGGTATTGTAGTAAGCTTAATTACACTATTGTAGGAGGAGCATCTAAAATGTTTAAATATTTTATTAGAAAGTATAATCCTGATAAAATTATAAGTTATGCTAATAAAAGATATAGCGATGGAAATTTGTATAATAAATTAGGGTTTAAATTGCTTAGATTATCTCCTCCCAATTTTTGGTATTTTAAAACTAGTAATATATGTAAAGTGTATCATAGAGTTGGTTTTCAAAAACATATGTTGAGTAAGAAATTAGGAGAATCGTATAATCCTAATAAAACTGCTGATGATAATATGAAAGATTGTGGATATTTGAAAATATATGATTGTGGAAGTTATGTTTTTGAGTGGAATGCAAACAAAAATTAATTATTTGAGATAAATAATATTATATGGGACAAAACATTTCAGATTTTTATACGGTAGCGCAACAGAAAGACTTTGCGCGTCAATTTCAATTCAGGTTGCTACAGTTAGGGCCAGTAGTGTTATCTGAAGATGAGTTAGTTTATGTAGAGTCGGCATCCCTCCCTGGTCGATCAATTAACAACATTCAAGTCCCTTTTATGGGGTTGAATTTTAACGTTCCAGGGACTGCTCAATACCCTGATTCAGCAGGATTTGCAGTTACCTTTAGATGTGATTCGAACTATGATATTAGAACATTGTTAGAAAATTCAACATTTGACACTTTTGATGATAGCACTAGCACTGGTAATTATAACATTGGAGCAGTAGCTTCAGTTATTGATATGATTCTAATGAATAAGCAGAACCAACCAATCAGAGACTATAAAATGTTTGGTGCATATGTCATGAATATTGGTAGTTCCCAATACAATATTGGTGATGCAGGAACTATTGTTACGGTTCAATCTACTTTGGCATACCATTATTGGAGAAGCTCTCAAGTAGGACAGGGTTACTAACAATTTTAGCCATAAGTAATTAATATGGCAACACCTATAGCAACAGGAGAATCTACGTTTACTGGACAGGTAGGGTATTTCTTCGCTAGTATACTAACTGAACCTGCTGGTGCTTTACCTAAAGGTGCTCAATGGATTATTACTTTTGATGGATTCCCTTCTGTAATATCGAAAGTAGCAGACTTTGACCCAAATTTTGCAGGTAAATGGAATATTGAGAACGCTTATAATTCATTGGCTACAAACGATACCTTCTTTAAGATTAAGGGATGTATGTTTGCTTATGCGGTTAGACTCCCAGGGGAGGCTTTTCAGATATCCAATGAAGGCATTCAATATGGTGGATTGTTACGTCCAAGTATAAGTAGAGGTCGATCAGATAGAGAAAATTTAACAATTGATTTCTTTGATAACAATGTCAGCTTTGTGGAAAACGTTGTTAGACCTTGGGTTATAGTAACATCGTATCTAGGAATGGTTGCATATCCTAAAGGAAGCACTTATGACTATAGAACAAATGCTACTTTTTATAAATTGGGGGTGGTTAGTAGAGATTTACCACCATACATTCGTCAAACATTTAGTTTCTATGGCGTATGTCCTATAAGTGTAGGTAATGAAGAATATAACTATCAACCAGTTACTTCACCGCATATTCGACAATCAGAATTTGTTTATAATTACTACACAGTTGATTCTAGCGGTGATATATTGACTTGATTTTTAGATTAAAACAATTAAATCGTTATTGTGAGTAACTTTGTAAATATATTAGACATTTTTGGGAGAGATGTTTATGTAAGAGAAATCCTTCTAAGTGATTATAGAGTTCTTTTAAAATCTCTATTAGGAGATATACCCAACCCAAAAGTTGCTTTTACGAACGTTCATAGAATTTTAATTGAATATACAGATTTATCACTTACAGAAATAGAGAATTTAGATTTTGTAGACTTGTTTATCATACTTATAAACGTAAGAAGTATAAGTTTAGGGAACACTCTTAGGTTAAACATGTTAAATGAGAACGCGAACACTACAATTACATTGGATATTGATCATGTTTTGAATATTTTTTCAAATATTAAAGTGGATTTTTTAAAGGAATCCACTTTAATACATGAAGAGTATGAGATGACATACAGACTTCCGACAGTTATAGAACTTTTATCGTTTCAAGAACTGAAAAGTGGGGATATAGATTATTCAGTATTTATTGAATCAATAGCTTTTATGAACAAAGGGGTTATTACTATTGATAAGAATATTAGTGTTAAGGACAGGAGCAGTATCTTTAGCCGACTTCCTGCTAAATGTTCTTTGAAAGTGTTCAAGAAGATTAAGGAGTTGTGTGAGGATATGAGTAAGAT